GGGTCGTACAGGTAGCCGGCGATCGTCGCGAGCCTGGCGTCGAGCTCGGCCTGTTCGGCGTGCTCCGCGTCGGCGAACGCGCGCGCGGCCTCGTCGGCGGCGTTGAGAGCTTCGAGCCGGTCAGCCGCTTTCGACAGCGCGGAGATGACGGGCGGCAACGGTCCTCGCCTCCCGCTTCCGGTCGCCGAGGTCGAGCTCGTCGAGCGTCGCCTCGAGCACCGCGACGAGCGTCCCGGCGTAACGTTCGACCGCCTTGAGGTGCCGCTCGGCGATGTTCGTGCCGGCGGCTTTCACCGCGAGGTCCGCGGCGAGCGCCCGTTCCTTCGCCTCCCAGACGGCGAGCTGCCGGGCGTACTCGCCGACCTTGCGGGTCCGGCCGTTCTCGTCGACGACGTAGGCCTCACCGACGAACGCTTGGTCCCAGCCGTGTTCGGTGACGAGCCTGTCGAGGGCGTCGGCGTGCTGGTTCGCGCGGAGCTCTGCGACGGTCATCGCGCGGAGCAGCACGTCCCACGGGTCGGCGGTTGGGACACCGCGGCCCCATCGGGCGACGGCGACGCGGATCGCGGCGGCGTTACGGACTTGCGGGGCGGTCCCGCCGTGGGTGGCGCAGACCGTGCCGCCGGCGATCGCGGCTTTCCGGCAGGGGTGTCCGGCGGTGGTCGTGGCGGTGCAGGCGGCCACCGGTCACCGCCTCCGAACGCACGAAACCCGGTGGCACGGGAAGGTGCTCACCGGGGTCTGGGCAGGGTTGACTTGCCAGAACCGTGATTCAACTACCGCCGGTTTGTCAAGCCGCGCCCGTCCTCTGGGCCCCGTGAGCCCGCTCTTCGGCGTCTGTCCACGACACTTCGAGAGCCTTCGACTCGACGTCGCATCGGGACCCGATGACCATCCGCGCGGCCCACGTCCGGACCGTTCGTACCGGCATCCCGACGAGCGCCGCGACCTGCCACGGCCGGCCCCACCCGTCGCCGCCAGTGACCGCGTTCGCTGCGTCCTCGCGCCTGCGTTCGACGTGCGCGCGTAGCGCCAACCGGTACTCGGTCGTGTCATATCGGCGATGGCAGCGGGGGCACTCGTAGTGGTCGGCGAACCCGTGGCGGGTGATCGGGCGTTCCAGCCGGCCGCCGCAGTCCAGGCACTTCACACCGACGATCGGCAGGTCACTGGAGTGTGTCGTCGTCGCCAGCCGTGACGCCAGCCGTGCCAGGTCACCGGCGAACTCGTTGAACACCGGATGATGCGCTGCAGCCCAGCCGAGCCGTGCGTTCAGATAGCCGGCTGAGGCCTCGAGCAGCTGCTCCTGCCGGTCGCCGGCCGACGTGTCGAACATCGCCGGCGGCTCACCGCGCAGGTGCCGCCAGTCGTCCTCCCACCCGGCGAGGGCGACGGCGATCGACTCCGGGTCGTCGGCCCGGGTGTCGTGCATGTTGCTCGAGCCGAGGTCCCCGACGTGCCCCGGGTTGCCGCCGGCGAGCATCACCAGCGCGTCCCCACCAGGGATCTGAGGCTCGGCGCTGCCGCCCCGCTGGTCGTAGCGCTGGGCTGCCGGATGGCCGAGCTCGGCGCGGAGCAACGGGTACAGGCGGACGACCTGGGCGAGGTCCGCGCGGGTGTTGGCCGCGCACTGCTCGCAGGTCTGTGTCTCGACCGATCGGAGTGACCGTGCGCAGACGACGCACAGCGGATGCCCAGCCGTAGCCGCATGGTCGACCAACGGCTCGCCGGTTGTCTCGCGGAAGTCGCATTGGACGCAGCGGCGGGTCACGGCCCAGCCCTCGACGGGTCGGTGCGGTTCATGGGTCCTTTCAGGGTCAGAACGGTGGCTGGTCGGGGTCGGCAGGCACCGGCGGCCAGGGGTCGAGGCCGGCGGGTTCGACGGGCTGGCCGCAGCGGTGCTCGGGGAGGACCGGGTGGACTTCGCGGTGGAGGCGGTAGCGGTTGCGATGGACGAGCTCGCCGCCGTGATGCAGGGCGTAGGTGTGGCGTCCGGCGGCGAGGAGTGTCAGTTCGGCGTGGCGGGTGAGCGGGGTTGGGTCGGCGGTGGCGAGGAGGCCTTCGGCGTGTCCGCGGATGATGGGGGCGGCGCAGCGGGTGCATACGGTGAGTGACGCTCGGTCGGTGATGAGGTGGCGGTGCCGGTTGCCGGGTGGGTGGGCCGGTTCGCTGGTGGTGGGGCTGGGGGTGGTCATCCGGGCATGACCGATGACACATATGACAGGGGGAAGTGTTTGTTTCTCTTACGCGCGCGCGTATGGGGTCGAACCAGGGACCATCTGTCATGTGTCATGGGGTGGAGGGCGAGAGGATCTGTCATAAGTGTCAGACCTGCGGTTTTACGGCTTCGACGTGTCAGGAAGGTCCATGACAGATATGACAGATGGGGGGTGCGGCGGCTCATTTCTGCCACCAGGGGTCGGGGTCTGCGGGCTGGTCGAATGACGGTTCCGATGACAGTTCCGGTGCCGGGTCGTGGCCCTGGTCGATGGTGTTGAGGCGGATGCCGACGTAGTAGCGGGCGTTCATGTCGCGGGTCGATTCGACCCCGTAACGGTTACGCAGTGTGATGGTGAGGGCTCTGGCGGAGACCGGGGTTTCGCCTTCGGTGCGGCACCAGGTTTCGTAGGCGTTGCGGAGTTCGGCGACGCGGACGCTGTTGCCGGTGGTGTTGGGGTCGGCGAGGTGGCAGCGGTCTTCGGTGAAGCGGGCGACGGTGTCCTGGTCGTGGGCGTAGGACTCGGTGGCGGCGCGGACGCCGGCGGGTTCGTCGAGGCCGGTGGTGGCGTAGTGGGCGGCGCCGGCGATGAGCCAGTTGAGGATGGCGGGGCCTTCGTGGGTGACGAGCTGGTCTTCGAGGTCGGGGATGCGCCGGTCGGGTGGGACGGTGTGGAGGAAGGGGATGAGGCGGATGCGGCGCCAGAAGGCCTGGCCGCCGGTGCGGACGGCGGGCTGGTGGTTGCCGAGGAGCCAGAGCGAGTGGGTGGGGGTGAAGGTGAAGAAGTCCTGGCGCATGAACCGGCCGCTGATGACGTCGCGTCCGGTGAGGAGCTTGACCCGGGCTTCGGCGAAGCGCTGCCCGTCGTCGAGCTCGCTGGTGACGACGAGGCGGGCGCCGGCGAGGCGGGCGACCTCGGTGGGGTGCCCGGTGCTCTGGGTGGCGAGGAGCAGCTCGGCGGGGGCGCTGATGGCGTAGCCGTCGTCGCCGAGGCCGGCGACGCGCTGGACGGTGCCGAGCAGGGTGGTCTTGCCGTTGGCGCCCTCACCGTGGGCGAAGGGGAGGACCTGTTCGAGGACGGCGCCGACGAGGCTGACGCCGAGCAGGCGCTGGACGTAGCCGGTCATGGCGGGGTCGCCGGCGAACGTGTCGGCGAGGAACCGCAGCCACCGTTCGGGGACCGTGTCGGGGTCGGGGGCGACGCTGGTGGAGCGGGTGTGCAGGGCGGCCGGGTCGGGTGGGCGGGGCGCACCGGTGCGCAGGTCGACGGGGCCGGCGGGGGTGTTGAGCTCCCACGGTCGGGCGTCCAGGGTGGGTAGCGGCGCGACGATCCGCCGGTCTGTCTGGGCGAGCCGGGCCGTGGCCAGGGTGCCGCGGGTGGACAGTGACCAGTGCCGGTGCCGCTGCTGTTCCTTGCTGGCGACGGGGAGGTCGCGGGCGATCGTCCGGATGAGCTCGTGGAGGAGGCCGGGGCTGTCGTAGCGCCAGCGGTGCCCGTCCCAGACGAGCCAGGCGCCGCGTTCGGGGACGTAGCGCAGCGTCTCGGCGTGGGTGTCGACGAGGCGCAGGGCGTTGCCGTCGTCGGTGAGGCTGTAGGAGACGGGTTCGCCGGCGACGGTCGCGGTGGCGGCCGCGGGCCGTGGCTGTTCGGGTGGGGGTGTGCCGTACCCGGCGTGGCGCAGGGCGGCGGCGCAGGCCCGGTAGTCCCCGCCGTGGTCGAGTGCCGTGGTGGCGGCGAACTTGGTGTAGGTGCGCTGGGACTCGAAGACCGTCGAGGTGCTGAACACGTAGAGCCAGTCGCCGGCGCCGTAGCCGGTGGTGGCGGAGACGCCGGCGGTCTTCCCGGGGCGGCGCCAGTAGCGCTCGGGCCCGCGGGTGTAGACGTGCCGCCAGCCGGCGGGGGTGAGGATGTCGGACCAGTCGGCCCGGCCGTTGTAGTCGTCGCCGGGGCTGAGCCCGCCGGCGCCGGCGACCGTGCCGGGCTGGTCGAACGCCGGGTCGGCGGCGGGCGGGTCGGGGGTCCGGTCGCAGGTCCTGGCCAGCGTGTACAGGGCGTCGCGCTCGTCGGCGGTGAGGACCGGGACGGTGTCGGGGCCGCCGGTGACGACCTGCCAGGGGGCGCCGGTGGGGTGGACCGGGCCGGCGGAGGGGGCGACGACGACGAACCCGCCTTCGCCGCGGGTCTCGACGAGGACCCGGACCGGGTTCGGATCGGTGGCGAGCTCGACGTCGGTGGCGGGGCGGCGGGCGAGCTTCGTGTTGGGTGCGGCGGGCCCGTCGCTGATGCGGTAGAGCAGGTGCAGCCCGCCGGTGGGGGTGAGCTCGCAGTAGCCCTTGACGACGCGGCGCCACAGCTCGCCGAGGCCCGAGTTGTCGGCGAGGTCCTCGAGCTCGGCGAGGAGCTGCTCGGTGACGGCGCGGGCTTCGAGCTCGAGCATCTCCAGGTTGCCGGAGACCTTCCCGCAGACCAGGCCGAGGCCGTGGACGTCGGGCTGGGCGAACCATGCGGTGAGCTCTTCGATGGTGGGCCGGCGGAGCTGGTACTGCTTCCAGACGGCGGCGGGGGCCTTGCTGCCGTCGGAGCGTGCGGGGACGACGGAGACGCCCTGGGCGTGCCACGCCAGGGCGACCTCGAGGAGGGTGGTCGGGGTGGGGGTCACTTCTCGGGTGGCTGCTCTCCGTCTCGTCAGCGGATTCCGGTGGTGCTGTCCGGGGCCGCCGGCTGCTGGTCCGGCGGCCCCGGGGTCGGTGGGTCAGGCGGGGAGGCTGATGCCGAGCGCTTTGAGCGCCTCCTGCTGTTCGGGGGTGAGCGGCGGGGTCGTCCCGTTGGCCGGCGCCGCGGCGGCCGCGGGTGGTGCCGCCGGTGGCGCGGGTGCCTGGGCGGGTGGCTGCGGCGGGGCCGCTGCAGGGGGCTGCTGTCCGGCCCACGGATCGTCGCCCGCCGGTGCGGTGGGCTGAGCGGGCCGGGTGGTGTGCGCGGTGAGCCAGGCCTGCGCCTTGGCGTCGTCGACGCCTTCGGTGAACGGGCCGAGGATCCAGGCGGGCTGCCCGGTCTTCGACGGTGCCTGGCCGATCCGGCCGAGGACCTGCTTCCCGACCTTCGACTGCAGCCGCCCGGCGATGCCGGGGTGGCTGGTGAGCGCGGACTCGACGAGGTCGGCGTCGGGGCAGTCGAGGCAGACGTAGTCGATGCGTGCGTGCAGCTTCTCCTTGCCGGCGAGCTCGTCGTGGCGCTGGAACGTCTCGTGGACGGCGGTGACGAGGAGCAGGTGCCCGTTGTGGTCGGCGGGCTTCAAAAACCCGCCTCCTCCTGGCTGGTCGAACATGTCGGTCTCCTTCTGGCCTCAGGCCGTTGCGGTGTTCGGAACGTCGACGGGTGCCGCGTTCGGTGTGGTGTCTCCGGGGCAGCCCAGGCCGAGGTCGGCGCTGGACGGGGTGAACCATGGGCAGAAGACGCAGGCGTGTGAGGGCAGCGCGGGGATGTGGACGAGCCGGTCCGGGTGCGTTTCGACGTCGAGGGCGGCGGCGGACAGGGTGAGGTCGTTGAGGCGGCGCAGCGCGGCCACGGCGACGGTCTCGTCGTAGGGCTGCGACCAGGTGTAGTGCCCGCCGAGGTAGCCGGACTGGGGGAGGCAGACCATGGCGACGTGCCGGACGTCGTGGCCGGCGCGGGTGAACCCGAGGCCGTAGGTGTGGAGCTGGGTGCGGTACCGGTCGGGTGCGCCGTTCTTGCGGTAGTTCCGCATGGACGTCTCGCCGATGATCTTCCAGTCGATGACGGTGCCGGTGTCGGTGTCGAAGAGGTCGGCGGTGCCGGATCCGGCGGGTACGTGCTGGGCGGCGACACGGGTTTCGACGAGCCAGCGGGTGCGGCCGAGGCGGGTGTTGTCGGCTTCGAAGATGGGGGCCAGCGCGGCGTGGACGGCGGTGCCGACGAACGGTTTCCACGGGTCGGACCCGGTGTTGGTGCGGGGGAGGTCGAGGAGCCGGTAGGCGAGGCGGCGCAGGCAGGGCTCGCCGAGCTCGGACGGGCCGATGGTGCGCTGCCGGGAGCGGGGTGTGTCGTTGGCGGCGCCGCGGATGATGCCGGTGAGCTCGTCGCCGAGCCGGCGTGCGGCGTCGACGGGCTGTTCGAACGGGATGACGGTCATGAGGCCCGCTCCTGCGTGTCGTCACGGACCGCGGCGAGGGCGCGGCGTGCCTGCCGGCGGGTGCATCCGAGGCGTTCGGCGATCTGGCCGGGGTCGAGGCCTTGGCGGTGGAGCCGGTCGCATTCGTCGACGCGCCACGCGGTCAGGTCACGGAGCAGCGCGCCGTGCTCGTCGTACTCGCGGGCTTCGGGTTCGGCGGCCGGGTCGTCGATGGTGTCGGTGTCCCAGTAGGCGGGTGGGAGGTAGCCGCGGCCGCGCCAGTAGGTCGCCGCACGTTGCGACGGTCCGGGGGTGTTCTCCAGCTCGGTGTAGAGCCGGCGGACGGCGATCGCGGTGGCCCCGCGGACGCGTGCGCGCTTGGCGATTTGCAGGTTCGGCGAGCTCGCGCCGAGACGCTGCGCGAGCTCGCCGGCGGTCCAGCCGTTGGCCATGAGCGCCTGCAGGCGGCGTCGGGTGCCGGTGCCGTCGACCGTGGCGCCGGTGACGGGCCGGATGGCCGGGTGGACGGCGAGGAGCCTGGCCTCGGTCTCGGGGCGGATCCGGCGGCTGGGCTTGCGGCCGGGGAAGGTGCCGAGCAGGACGCGGATGGCGGTGCGGTGCACACCGGAGCGGCGTTCGACCTCGTGGACCTCGACGCCGGCGGCGAGCAGCTGCCGTACGTGGGTGCGGGCCCGGTCGGCGGGGACGAGCTGGACGAGGCCGGCGGCGCGCTGCTTGGCGTTGCGCCGGTTGTACCGGCTGTACGCGTCGGCGCAGGGCGCGCAGGTGCATCCGCCGCGGCCGGGTGCGGCCATGGCGAGGGTGCCGTGCTGGCGTGGCGCGCGCCGGCCCTTGCGCGCGGTGCTGGGTGTGTCGACCTGACGCGGCTGCAGTGTGACCGCCGCCCGGCTCACGACGGTTCCGCGGGTTCGACGTAGCCGGGATGCTTGCTGTTCATGTGCCGGGCCAGGTCGGCGAACGTCCGGTTGCAGCAGGGGCAGACGCCGTTGGCGATGCGGCGCTTCGTACGTGTGACGACGCCCTGGGTAGCGGCGAGCCGGCGACCCGTGTGCTCGTGGCGCTCGCGTTCCTTGCGGAGCGTCTCCTGGTAGAACGATCGGTCTTTCTCGATGCGTGCCCGCCGTCGTTGTTCGTCGGCGAGTTGCTTGGCGAGCTTGTCGGCCTTGCTCTCCTGCCAGGAGCAGACGTGGCCGTTGGGGCAGTAGAAACCCTTGGCGTCCTCGCGGCGCCGCTCCTCGTAGTCGCGGGTGACGGCGAAGATGACGCCGCAGCCGGCGCAGTCGAGGACGTAGAGGTCGATGCTGAGTACGCCGTCGCGGTAGCCGCTGATGCGCGCTTTGGTGTGGGTGGCCATCAGTGATCGCCTTTCTCGCGTTCGACCATGGCTTGCTTGACGTAGCAGGCGGCGTCGAGGAGCTCCTCATAGATGTCGCGGAGGACGTCGCGGCCGTTGAACGGCTGCAGGGCGGTGCCGTACCGCTCGATGCCGACGAGGCGGCGGGCTTCGATGTCGGCTATGACCTGCGACTGGATGTCGGGCTGGTCGTTGACGACGGGGAGCGGCTGGTCGCCGGCGCGCTGCTTCATCGCAGCCCTGTGCAGTCCGCGGACGCCGACCAGGGCGCCCAGCCGGAACGCCGCCACAAGGTCAGCGCGCGTGCTGTCTGCTCCGCGTACGACGCGGCGGCGGGGTCACCGTGACCGCCGACGCTGGCCCAGGTGGAGCGGAGGAACTGGTAGCGGCCGCGCGCGACCGATGCGGCGCCGACGCGCCAGGAGCCGTCGCGGCCTGACTCGCACCAGCGCAGCCGGGCCCACTGCGCGGCGGTCGGATCACCTGAGCGTGTCGTCGCGGTGATCGCGGGCCGCGGGGTGCCACGGGAGACACGCGGATGGCGCCGGTCAGGCGCAGGCGACGAGAGCAGCTCCGCCAACGGGGGACGTGGCGGGTGGGTCATGCCTTGGTCCGCAAAGGGTGCGGACGTGGACGCCTGACCGGCAGGACTGGCGGTCGTACGACCGAGGAGGAACGCGCCGATGGTCAGCGCGACGACAGCGACGACCCGGATGACGCGCGTCATGAGGCGACCGCCTGGCCCATGACCTTCGCCCGCTCGTCCTCGCGGATGGTCTGTTCCCAGCAGGGCCCGCAGGCCGGGCCGATGCGGACGCCCTCGGAGTGCCTGGCTGTGATGCACATGCCGGCGGCGGTCGGTGCGAGGTTGTGGTGGGCGTTGAACGTCGGCACCTGACTGGCCTGGAACCGGCGGCCGGCCTTCGTGTTCTTGCTCTTCGGCGCACCGAGCGGCCGCGGCCGGGCCTTCTGCCGCATCTCGACGGCGAGCCGGTAACCATCGACCACGCCCATCTGCTTCGCGACGATCGCGCGCTGCGTTGCCTCGGGAAGGTCGAGCAGCGCGAGACGCGTGCAGACAGTCCAGGCGCTCAGCCCCGACCCGGTCACCGATCTGCTCGTGCGTCATGCCCATGTTGACCAGGGCCTGGTAGGCGTTGGCCTCTTCGATGGGGTTGAGCGCGCGGCGCTGCAGGTTCTCCACCAGCATGAGCTCGACCGTCTCCGCCCGGCCCATCGGCGGACGGACCACGACCATGCACGACCGCAGCCGGGGGATGAGCAGCATCGCCGCGTGACGGCGGTGCCCGGCGATGAGCTCGTACCGGCCGCCGGTCTTGCGGGTGACGATGAGCGGCTGCAGCAGCCCGACCTCACGGATCGACGCGGCGAGCTCGTCGAGGCCTTCGCCGATCTCCTCGCGGATGTTCGCGGGGTGCGCGTCGATCTCGTCCAGGCGGACGCGGAGGAGCTCGCTGTCAGGTGGTGAGGCGGGCATGGACAGACCCCCCCCCTGAAACTCGGGTGGGGCCGTGTCGAGGTCGCGGACGACCTGGCGCTGGTGGAGGCTCAGGCGCGCGGCGATCTGCGGCTGTGTCAGTCCTTCGGCGCGGAGCGCGTGCACGGCGGAGATCCGCTCGTCGCGGGTCAGCGGCACGGCACGGTCGCCGGCGACGGCACGCTGCACCGCGACCTCGTCCACCGGGCCCGGCCTCACGACGCGGCCCGGCGGAAACGGCGGCGCTCCAGCGCCTCGACGGTCACACCGAGCCGGCCGGCGATCTCCTCATCCGAACAGCCGACCTGGCGCAGGAACGCCTCGTCCTCGACCGTCGCGCCCCGCGGTGAGCCGCCGGCCTGGTGACCTGCCGGTGCCGCGGCCGGGTCGTCGATCGTGTCGTCGTCCCACGCCAGCGGCGGCGCCCAACCCTTCCCCGCAGCACGCGCGGCGGCCAGCGACGACGGGCCCGGCGTCATCGACAGCTCGTCGTAGACGGCGGCGACGCGCAGCGCGGTCGACCGGTGCACCTGCCGCCCGTAGAGGACGTTCGCCGGGCGGGACCGGGGACCATAGCCGAGCCGGGTGAAGATTTCGCGGAGCGGCCACCCGACCCGCACCAGCGCCTGGATGCGGCGGCGGGTGCCGGTCGGGTCGACCCATGCGGGGGGGAGCAGCCCGGCGCAGTGCAAGGTCTTGTACCGGGTCCGCGCGCTACGCGGGTCGCGTGTGGCCTCGCGCTCGCCGTGGACGAGCGCGACGAGCGGCAACTGCACGGAGGGCCGGACCCGGGCGGTCATGACGGCACCGGGACAGGTACGCCGGACGTGAGGGTCGCAGGCAGGAACAGCTTGAGACCCCCCCCCCAGCTCGTGAACCGACTGGCCGGCGGCTGCGGCGATCGCGATGGTGTGCGCGACCTCGAGCGGCAGGCCGGTCTTCGTGCACGCGGCGATCACCCGGGCGTGCTCGGCCTGCCGGCGGGTGAACTCGCGCTGGCTCCCGGACCCGTCCGCGTAGATGGCCTGGCCAGGGATCCGGCCGGTGCGAGTCCAGTAATCCAATTGGCGATAGGTACAACCGGCGAAGTCGACAACCTGCGAACTCCTCATGCCGCCCTCCAATGAATCCCGAGAGCGACAGCGCGAGCGGATGCGTTGGAGACGCCGTACTTACGTCCGAGCGCGCGGTAGGACAGACCGGCGTCGCGGTCACGTCGGAGTGCGACGACCGTCTCGGGCGTCAGCTTCGCCTTGCCATGCCGCTCGTTGCGTGCGGTCTTACCAGCGCGGTCGCGGTCGGCTGCGTTGTCGCGCATGGTGCCGGGTCGGACGTGGATTGGACGGAGGCACTGTGGCCGGTTGCACAGATGCCGGACGATCGGTGCGAGCAGTGCACCATGGGTGAACCGTGCGACGACGCGATGCGCGAGCCGCTGACGATCGCCGGGGACCGACAGTGTGCGGTAGCCGCTGCCGTCGTGCGGCGCCGTGTCGAGCAGCCAGCAGCCGTCAGACGTGACGATGACGGGCTGGCCCTGGAGCATCGCGGCCACGCGGTACTCGTCTTCGGTCATGACATCGCCCAGATGCGGATCCGCGCGCCGGCCGTGGCCATCGCATCCGGGTGTCCGTCCGGGTAGACCTTGACGCTGTGCTCCTCGCTCACCGTCGCGTCGTCGGTCCACACGCCTGCGTCGGTCAGCGCGTCCCTCGTGGCGCGGACGCACTTGTCGATGTCGGGCTTGACCGTGTGGAACATCGGCGCGTCATCGCGGACCAGGTGTGCGTTGCGCCCGGTGCGGTAGTGCGACTTGGGCCGGGGGAAGGTGAACACGGTCTCGACGTAGAGCGGGCCGCCGAGCAGGGAGAACGGGTCGCCGGTTCCCTCGCGTGCGGCCATCGCGTCGAGCGCCGCGAACTTCACGGCCTCACGCCACGGTTTGAGCGCCGTGGCGTTGTCGTCGTAGATCGCGCCGTACCGGTTCCTCGTCTTGCTGCCCTGCGGTGCGGGCTTCCCGAACACGAACACCTCGAGCAGTGGCCGCCCACGGTTGGTGCCGGCGGCCGGGGAAGTGGTCTCCGGGACGTCGAGCGGCAGCGCGGCGGTCATGACGCGCTCACAGCGGGAGCTCCTGCTCGGCCCACGGCCCATCCGCTAATGGGGGGGGGCGACGGCCCAACGTCCGCACCCGGCGCGACGGCTTCGACGGTTTGAAACCGCACGCACGCTTGAGGTTCGGCGTGCCGATCTCCCGGCGCGACCCGTCAGAGTCCAGCGTCACCGTCGACGTCTCGTTCCCCGCGACCATGACGACACCGCGCGGCGGCGCCGCGGCGTACACCCAGCCGGGGACGGTCCGCTGCACGGGCAGCACCACGACCCGCTCACCGGCCCGCGGCGGCCCCTCGTGGAACTGGCCGCACCGGCGGCACGCCTTCACGACCGGCCGTCCGGCAGTGTGAACCGCCGCGAGATCGACGTGACCGTGCACTGCTCGACCAGCTCCGGCGCCTGCTCCTTCAGCTTCTTCTGATCGAGACGCCGCGACTCGACGACGGTCCACCGGACCGCGACGGCGCCGTCGACCAGGCCGGTCTCGGCCTCTCCGAGGGCCTCCTCGAGGTGCCGGCGGGCCTCGGCGCGGACCTCTTCCATCCGGCGGATCTGCTCGTCGGCCTGCCGGTACACGGTGACCCAGCCGGCGTCGGCCTGGCCGAGGTCGACGGTGGCGCGGGTCTCCGGCGCGGCGGCGGTCATGCCGCACCGCCCGGGCGCTGGAACGGCAGCACGGCCGCGTCGGACCGGTGTCGGAACGCGGGATGGTGGGCTTTCGCCCGGTCCAGCGCGTGAGGGTCTCGGGTGAGTGCGAGCTCGGTCTGCAGGTCGAGGGTGCCGCCGGTGCGGCAGCCTTCCCAGACGGCGCCGGCGACGAAGCAGAGGATGCCGATGGCGCCGACGGCGAGGGCGATCAGGGGGCTCATCTGGCACGCTCACGCAGGCGAATGCACGTACGGCAGAGACGCGATCCGTCGCGGCGTACATAGACGTTGTCAGGGGTCAGAAGATGGCCGCCCTTGACGCAACGGCCGGTTTGGCGGACGCGGGCCGATGGACTGGTGCCGCGCCGCCAGTTGGCCAGATCGGAAACCGCGTCGAGGTGCAACGGTCGGCAGCAGGCATGCACGCGGCACAGATGGTCGATGACGAGGCCATCGGCAATCGGTTCGACGAGCAGCTCGAACACAACCCGGTGGACGTACCGGAGCCGGCCCTCTTCGTCAGCGATGACGCCGTAGCCGCGAGTACGAGCTCCGCTCCAGATCCAGCATCCGCCAGGGGTTGCCACGATGCGCGGCCAGAGGCGGTCCACCATCGGGATACGGCGCGACGGCCGGTCGTCGGTAGTTCCGTGAGTCCGTTGCCGCCAGTAGTGCTTGCCGCACAGCCCGCGGGCAAGGTGCTCACCGACACAGTCATCGACGGCGCAGGTACGTGTCAATGTCATCGTGGCCATGCCGCACCTCCAGGCAAGTCAGCCTCCGTGGCCTCGTGATGAGCGGCGTCGGGGTCGGGCCAGTCGTCACCGTCGACGAGCCGGACGTGCGAGTGCTCCTGGCCCCAGGCGAGCCCGGCGGGGCGTACCGGCCGGCGGTCGGCGCCGGGGCGGTGCGCGTGCAGCTCGGCAGCGGCGACGGTGAGCACGCACACGGCGCAGATGACGACGAGGGCGATCACTGGGCCACCGCCTCAGCAGCAGCGGCGATCGGTTCACCGTCGATGTCGCATTCGTGCAGCACCGTGCAGCTGCGGACCTTGCACTTGTCCGCGGAGCTCTGGCTGCCGATGACGACCAGGTCTGCGGCGTCGACCTGGCAGGCGACGAACCGCGCGTCGCCGCTGCCGTTGTAGTAGCCGAGGGTCAGATGCGGCCGCGGGGACAGGTGCAGGCCCTGTCCGCATGCGTTGGTCGGCTGCCAGTCGGGCGCTTCGGGCTTGTCGCCGGGTTGGTAGCGGGTGCCGTAGCCGGACAGCCAGTCCTGCCCGACGGCCTTGAACAGGACGGTTTTGCCGTCGTCGACATGGACGCCGTAGTAGGCGAGCCAGTTCGCCGGGTCGGTCAGGTCGGGCGGGGTGATGACCACCCCGCCGTTGACGGTGGAGCGCATGGACAGGCGGTGCACTGCAACGTAGGGAGTCGCGTCCACCGTCGCCGAGTCGTACGCGCGCACCGTCGCCGAGCCGTACGCGTCCACCGTCGCCGAGTCGTACGCGCGCACCGTCGCCGAGCCGTACGCGCGCACCGTCGCCGAGCCGTACGCGTAGAAAATTTCGTCAGGGGCCGGGTCGACGATTTCGCCGTAGTCGTCGGCCTCCAGGACCTTAGCGAGTTCGGCGTTGGTGCGGACCTTGCGCCAGCGGGCGGTCATGACGCACCGACCGTGATGACAGCCCGCTTGTGGAGCTGGATGCGACGGGTGGCGATGAACCGTTCGACTGCGGCCGCGCAGGCGACGCACAGTCCCCAGCGGCCGATGGTGGCCCGCTGACGGCAGCAACGGCAGGTCCCCATGTTGGGGTCGTCCTCGACGGGCGTCGCCATCACTCGCCGCCGCACTCGACGTGCGACTGGCAGTTATGCCAGCAGTCAGCGTCGTCAGCGCAGACCGCGTCGCCGGTGACAGCGCAACGCCGGATCTCGTCGAACTCCGGGAGCAAGCGACGCGAGCAGGCAGCACATTCGACCGCCTGCGGGTGCCCCTCCGTGAACTCCTTCCACCCCTGCAGGAACCCGACCAGCTGCAACGGACCCAGCCCGTACAGCAGCGACCCTTGCTCACGCCACTGCGGGTAGCGGGCGTTCGCACGCAGCGCCACGTCCAACGGCAGCGGGACCAGCGACGTGCGCCGGGCGTTGAGCCGGAACTCGTCGTACCGGCCGGGCAGACGGCCCGTGTGTGTGTAGAGGGTCCCGGCGATGCTGCCGTCGTTGTGACCGCTCAGGTAGGCGGTGAGCCGCGGGTCGGACGTGTCGACATCCGGCGGGATCGCAACCGGGGCGGTCACTGCGAGTCCCTGAACATCTGCGCGAACTCGGGCGGCACGACCCATCGGTCCAACTCACCGAGCGGGAACAGACCCCACTCGGTGCCGCTGTCCAAGGCATACAGGTCGCTCCACGCGACACCGAGACGGGCGATGACGAGAGCCCGGGCAGACAGGTAGTCCGGGGCGACGACGGTGACGAACCCGTCGCGGTGCGCCCGGTCGTAATAAGGGTGCGGCTCACGCGGGTACTGCTGGCCGAACGTGACGCGGTACTCGCTCCCGCGGTCGGCGCGGACGTCGGCCTCGGTCGTGCTGGTCTCTGTGCTGGTGGTCATCTGCTGCTGCTCCTCTACGATGGGGACTGCTGTTCCTTGACGGGCTCTCGCGTGCGATGCGAGGGCCCGTCGAACGTCAGGGGGAGTGCGCGGCGGTCCGGCCGGCGGTGACAGCCTCACGGGCGAGCCGCAGCTGGACGTCGGCGAACACCTCGGAGAGCTCCTCCGCCACGGCCCGACCCGTGTCGCTGTCGGGATCGAGCGGCTCGACGTGCGGCGGGGTCCACTCGGCCGCGGGCTGCGCGGTCATGCCGGAATCTCCACCGGGGTCTCGTCGTCGCGCTGAGTGGGCGCTAGCGCGCTCTGTGGCGCACCGAGAGCACGCAAAAGCAGCGCCCGAGGGAGAACGTCCAGAACCTCGGCGATGGCCCGCACCTTGTCCTCACGGGGCTGCCGGCGGCCCTTGACGATGTCGGTGATGTAGCCCTTGGACGTGCCGATGCGGCGGGCGAGCTCGGCGCGGGTGATCCCGGCCTTGAGCATGAAGTCGAGGAGGAGGTCGGGGTCGATCTGGTAGCCCACAGCTCTCCCGTCCGCGGCGGTGAGCCAGGTCACCGGGGCTGGTCTGGTAGACACGTCGCTACCGTAGCGAACTTTCGCGTACTGTCAAGCACTTCTTTTCCGCGTACCCGTTCTGGCCTCTGACGTGCAGAAAGACAAGCGTGTGAGTTCCTGACCAGGGGGTTTGCAAGGGTGCTCCTGCGCCACAGTTCGCAGGGATTCGCTATCCGACGTCCCTCTGGGGCGTCAGTCTGTCGCGGTGTCACCGAAGCCACCGGCCCAGCCCGAACATGGACGTCTGCTCCAGGCGTTCCGGGAGCGACGCGGTCTGACCCGCCGTCAGGCCGCCCGTTTCGCCGGAGTCTCCGACTCGTACTGGGGTCAGGTCGAGCGGGGCTACCAGGAGGCGAAGGGCCAGATCCGTGACATCCGTCCGACTCGGCAGATGCTCCTGCAGATGGCAGAGGTGCTGCGCCTGGACCGGCGGGAGACGAACGCGGTCATGGAGGCGGCGGGAGAGCGGCCGGTGAGCACGACCGACGGCAGCGTCCCCCGCGGCGTCGACGTCGACCTGACCGGGCTGTCGAAGCGAGACGTGTCCCTGCTCAACGCGATCGCCGACCGGTTCCGGGAAGCCACCCCGATCGAGGACGCGCCGCCGCTGCGGGCGGTCGCGCAGCGTGGCCAGCGAAAGGACGCGCCCACGGCGAGCCAGCAGGCGAAAGACCAGCGTCGGAAGCAGACCGGCGGCCGGCCGTGACCTACTCGCCGTGGGAGGCGCTGGCCGACCATCCCGACGTGATCGTGGGCTTCGTCCCGCTCGAGAGCGGGGCCGCGTGGTGGGAACCGGACGAGCGGGTGATCCTGATCGACTCGCGGCTGACCCGGGTCGAGCGGCGGTGCGCGCTGGCGCACGAGCTCGAGCATGTCGCCGCCGAGGACGCCGCGGTCGACGGGACGGCCGACGACGGGTGGTTCGGCCGGCGGATGGAGCACCGGGTGGACGTGGCCGCTGCGCGCCGGCTGATTTCCCTGCCGGCGTTCGTCGATGCGGTGCGCTGGTCGAACCGGGATGACGAGGTGGCCGAGGCGCTCGACGTCGACCTGGACACGTTGCGCTGCCGGTCGCTGAACTTCACGGCCGAGGAGATCGCGACGATCGAGCGCGAGCTGTGGGACGAGTGGAGGTCGGCCTGATGGCCTTTGTCGTGATCATCGTCGCCGCGATTCTCATCGGGCTGACGGTCAAGTTCTGGTTCGTCACCGTGCCTCTGCTCGGACTGGGCATCCTCGTCGGCGCGGCGTATTACGTCCGGGATCGGCGGCGATTGGCCGCGATGGATCCGGACGCGCGCGAGACAGTGCTGGAGGAGCGGCGCGTGCGACGGGTCGAGCGCCGGGAACGGCACCGCGCCGGAGCCGCTGCCGCGAGAGAGGCACGGGAGAGCCGTCAGGTGGGGCGCGGGTCGGCGGTGGACGTGCCGATTAGCCGCGTCGGCAAGACGGGCGGTCAGGGAGTCGGGCTGGCGTGTCCGCGGTGTGGCGGCGCGCAGTTCAAGCAGCGTCGCAGCCGAGGGGGGCGCGCCGGGATCGTCGCCGGTACCGTGCTCCTGCCGGGGATCGGCACGGTGGCGGGTGCAGCGCTGACGAAGCAGAAGCAGGTGCAGTGTGTAACCTGCGGTGCACGGTATCGGCGGGCCTGACGATGTCGGACCCGCGGCCTACGGTCGGGCTATGACCGGGCAGCCCCTCACCGACGACGAGCGGCGGATGCTCGCGCTGGAGAAGAAGATGCCGCGGCCGTCAGGGCCGAAAGACGCTGCGATCTATGAGGTTTTCGGGGTCAGTCCGACCCGGTATCACCAGATTCTGCTCGCTCTGATCGACTGCCGGGAGGCGTTGGAGTACGACCCCATGTTGGTCTTGCGTCTCCGGCGGCTCAGAGATTCCAGACGGCGAGCAAGGCGGGCGGTCTCGTGACAGCGTTCTCGGACCAGCTACGCGCTCGGGTTGAGGTAGACCCGATAACCGGGTGCTGGCTGTGGACCGGGTCGATCGACGACTGCGGGTACGCACGGCTGCAGTCTCGACCGCTCCACCGGGCGGGCCGGTCTGCGCGCGTTCACCGGCTGATGTACGAGGAGTTGGCCGGTCCGATCCCCGAGGGGCTGACTCTCGATCACCTCTGTCGCGTTCGTCGCTGCGTCAACCCGGCGCACCTGGAGCCGTGCACCATCGGGGAGAACGTCCGCAGGGGCACCGGGCCTGTTCAGGTGTACGAGAGGAAACGTGCACTCGTCACCTGCAAGCGTGGGCACGCTCTCGTCGGCGCCAACGTCTACCACGCGGGCGGGCGACGACACTGCCGAGAATGCAAGCGGATCCGCGGGCGGGTCTACGACAAGACGCCCGAGCGGTTAGCCGCTCACCGGCGGCAGCATCACCGACGCGCAGCACGCCGTTCGGCCTGACCTATGCCACGCCGCCTCGCCGCCGTCCCCGACAGCCCCCGCCGGGCCGTCCTCTACGTCCGCGTGTCCGCGGTCATGGGACGCGGCGACGACTTCCACTCACCCGACATGCAGGTCGCGGCGATGCGCCAGCTCATCGCACGCCGCGGGATGACCGAGACCGCGGTCGTGTCCGACATCGACCGGACCGGCCGCGACTTCAACCGTGACGGGATCCGCCAGGTCCTCGACATGGCGAAGGCCGGGACCGTCGACGTCGTCGCGCTCTACGACCTGTCGCGGCTCGGGCGGAACACGGGGGAGTCGCTGCGGGTCATCACCGACCTGCGCGCGCTCGGCGTCGACGTGGCGTCCACCGTCGAGCAGATCGACGACACACCTGAGGGCCAGTTCATGCTCGGGCAGTTCCTCGGCCTCGCGCAGCTCTACTCCGACCAGATGGGCCGGCGATGGCGGCAGGTCGCGCAGCACCGCGCCGAGCAGGGCCTCCCCATCGGCGGCACCGTCCCCATCGGCTACCGCAGGTCGACCACCGTGCGCGGCGCGCCGCTCGAGGTCGACCCGGAGACCGCGCCGCTCGTCGTCGAGCTTTTCGAGCGGTACGCGGCCGGCGTCACCGGTAAGACGCTGTGCGCGGACGTGACGCGTCGCCGCGGCCGCCCGTTCCGCCCGTCGGGGCTGCGGCACATCCTGGAAAACACCACCTACCTCGGGCGGATCCGGCTGGGTGGCCGTGACTACCCGGGGCAGCACCCGCCGATCGTCGACGAGGCCCTGTTCGCGCGGGTGCAGCGGCGGATCGTCGCGAACCGTGCGGTCCCGCGGAAGCAGCTCGCGCGGATGTACCCGCTGACGGGGCTGGTGGTGTGTGCGCACTGCGACGGGCCGATGAACCATCACACGATCCACGACCGCAAGTACGGCAGCAGGCTGCGGTTGGAGTGCCGCGGTCAGATCGAACGGGGAACATGCGCGGGCCCGGGGATGCCACCGGCCGCGGACGTCGAAGCGTTCCTCCTCGACCAGGTCCGCAAGAGGGTGGCGCTGCTCAGGGTCGACGACGTGGAGCGGGCAGCGTTCCGCGCCGGCCGTGCACGCGCCCGGACCGACGCGACCCGGCTGCGGAAGGAGCTCGCGGAGACAGAGACGGCTCTCGGGCGTCTCGCCGGGGACCTGGCACGCCGGCGGATCTCGGAGGCCGCGCATCGTGTCGCGGCGAAAGACCTCGAGGCCGCACGTGAGCAGCTCGCGGCGGCGCTCGAGGATGCGGAAGCGAGCAGCGCACTGTCGTCGCCGGCGCGGATGGTGAAGGCGGGGGAGCAGCTGCTCGCGCTGTGGCCGGACGCGTCGTTGGAGGAGCGGAACCGGATGCTGCGCGCGGTCATCCGCCGGGTGCGGTTGCGACGTAGCGACGGGTGGCGTGAGCCGGTCGCGCGTCGCCTCGAGGTCGACTGGCAGGCCTGATCTTGGGTCGGTTGCTTACGACGCACGCATGAGCACTGTCAGCAACCGGCAGCAGGAGACCGTTGGCGCCGCGACACGCCGGACGTGCACATCAAATCTTCGACGTGGTCGGCAGCACTGGCAGCGCCTCTCGTCCACCACGTCGTCCACAGGTTATCCACAAAGAATGGCGGGCTGACCTGCGCTTTTTTCCGGAACGTTACCTTCAGGCGTGGCCGCGTCAGCAGCGCCGCGCAACGGCAAACGCGCAGGTCAGAGGCTTGCCTACGTGAAAATGCGTATTGACATGCGTCGCGTGGGAACGCAGTCTGCTCCTGTCAGCAGCCGGCGGTTGTGGATCGCCAACCCACCATCGGCACGACAAAGAGGGCCCCGCTCATCACGGGGCCCTCTTTACGTTAACAACGTGTGACGTGTCTCACGATTGCAGGTAACCGGCGGTAGAGTCCGACCCGGCGATCCACAGCACACCGCCAGGTTTGGTCCCTCGGACGGGCGACGACAGTTCGTCGCCCCTGACATCGGAGGCCTGCGTGAGGTACGCACGGCGGACACGGTGGGGTCCGCACGATCGTAGGTGAGCGGGCACGCGTCGACTGCGCCTGGCGGGAAGCGGGCCGGTCGGCGCTCCATCTCCCCGACGGCCCGGCGCGTCGCATTCGCGATCCTGAACGGGTCTGGCGCGGTCGCGGCCTACGTTCTCAGCCAGGTCGCGTCCGGAATACACGGCTTCGCCCAGAAGGGCACCATGGCCGGTGCGGCCGCGTCGATCGTCATCCCCATCGCCGGCACCACGTTCGCCGAGGTGCGTGCGATCCCGCGGGCTCAACGTCTGCGCGAGCGGCTCATCGACGTCACGAAGCAGTTCGCCGTCACCCTCGATGACGCCATCACCCCGCTGGCCAACAGCGTTGCGGCGATCTCCAGCTCGACCAACCAGGCTGAGCGGAGCCGGTGCCAGGGGCAGCTGATCCAGGCGGTCGTCGACGCCGCGGCCCGGCTGTGCGGCGACAACCGGACCCGGGCAACGTTCTACGAGGCCCGGCCGGCGAGGGGGCAGATCATGACCTTGGTGCGGCGCGCCTATGCCGGCAGGGGCGGGACCCAACCGCGGCTGCGCTTCGTGCGCGACGAAGCCGGCCGGGACAACGCCGTGATCGGCCTGGTCGAGGCCCGGGAGGTCCATTTCATCGAGGACGTGAAGGCCGAGTTTCCGGGCCAGTACGACGGCAAGGACTACGGCACCCTCATCGCCGTGTCCGTTCCGGGCGCCGAACGGGACTGTGGCATGCTGGCGATCGATGCACCCGACCCCGGCGACCTTGAGCAGATCCACGTCCACACGATGCAGGCCTTGGCGGCCTTGCTTGGTAGTGGTCTTGTCGCCCGTTGAAGTCCGGCCGCGGTGCGGCCGATGACCCCCGTGGACCGCCGCCGCGTGATGGGGCATGCCGTGATTGCTCGGAAGAAGGTCGTGAGCGACCGTGGCCACCGATGGGTGACCGGTCGCCTCCCCGCCGACGACTACTTCGACCGTGCCTTCGAGGAGAAGGACGCAGAGGCCAGGGAGGAGGTCGGCAGATGGCTAGAACGCCGTCCGGCCTCACCTCCCCGCCGGCCGCCCTCCAAGCCCTGAGCCGACCCGCTCCGCAGTGACGTGGGCGGGCAGCCGTCGTACGACGATCTCGTGGGGTTCGAGGATCACGCACAGCCAGCGGACGAGGATCTGACGACCGTGGCTGTCGACCCGGAGCTCGTCGGCGTCGACGTCCTCGAGGAGGAGCGCGCCGGGGTGGGCGTGGGGCGGGTAGGTGATGCGCCATGTGGGCATCGGGTCGGCCTCTCCGCTGGTGCGGCTCGACCCTGCCGGGGACGGTAGCCGGTCCTCCCGACTTCCTCGGAAACCCTTGCGGTTGGTTCGTGATCTGCTAAACTCTTGCTCAAGCGCAAGAGATGAGGGACCATGGCAGACGACATCAAGAAGATCCGCAAGGCGCTCGACCAGCAGGGCTGGCGGATCGAGGACCGGAAGGGCGGTCACGCCATGGCCTACCCGCCCGACCAGACCAAGCCCGCCGTGGTCCTCCCCGGCACCCCGGGCGGCGGCCGGTGGCTGCAGAACCTGGTCGCGCAACTACGCCGGTCCGGGTTCATCTGGCCGCCGAGGAAGGGGCAGTGATGAGCGATTGGCAGGTGACGTTCCTCGCCACCCTCCCCGACGTCGACGTCGACCCGGAGGTCCTGCCGGACCTCGTCGACCAGCTCGCCGAGCACGGCGGCGCGGTCAGCGCGAAAGGGCGCGAGCTCGGGGTCACCCTGACCGCTTCCGGCGACATCTACGCGGACGCCCTTGTCGACGGGCGGCGGTCGCTCGAGCGGGCGCGGAAGGCAGCGGGCTGCCCGCCGCTGACGATCGTCGCGGCCGAGGCGCTGACCGTCGAGGAGGCGGACCGCCGGCTGGCGGAGCCGGTGATCCCGGAGCTTGTCGGTGCTGTGGAGGCGGCGGAGATCCTGAACGTGAGCCGGCAGCGGGTGCACCAGCTCGCGGCCGAGCACGGGAGCTTCCCGGTGCCGGTGGTGGTGACGAAGACGGCGTCGTTGTGGACGCGTGCGTCGGTCGAGGCGTTCAACCGGTCTTGGACGCGGAAGCCGGGCCGGCCGGCGAAGGCACCGATGACGCCGGAGGAGACTCGGGCGCGGGTCACGCTGGCGGTGTCGAGGTCGGCGGCGTCGGGAAGGTTCGTCCCGAGTTCTGCGGCGTCGAGGTCCGGGACGGTGCGGGAGAGCAAGGGGGGTCGCGGCTCGCGCGCTCGTTCTTGACCGGGCATGACGAAAGCACCCCGCTCCCGGCCGTGGTGGCCAGGGGCTACCCGTGGCGGCCGCGGAAGATCGAGTAGCCGCCGGGGCCGATCAGGAACCCGACGACGATGAGGACGATCCCGAGAAGCAGTGCGCCGCGGAACAGCTGGACGATGCCGGCGATGACGCAGACGACGGCGATGAGCCAGAGCAGGAAGTACACGGTCAGGCTCCTTCGGGTGCGTCGGCGTTCGTGGTGACCGCGATGCCGAGGGCGGCGGCGGCCGGGGTGACGATGGCGGTGCCGAGGCCGATCCAGCCGGTGCGGTCGATCGGGCCGGGGCCGACGGCGAGCGCCCAGCCGGTGATGGATCCGGCAAGGGCGACGAGGTAGCCGACGACGGCCTTCGCGTAGACGAACAGCAGCGGCGGGGCCGCGGGCGTCGCGCGTTGCTTGGTGGTCACTTGCGCCTCCATGGCGGTCGGAGCGCCCAGCACAGGACGCGGATCCAGGGCTTGTCGCGGGGGATCCGCGGCGGGAGCAGGTCGGTCATGCGGCGTTGCGCCGTTCGAGCGCGTGCCAGGTGTAGTAGCCGGCCACGCCGTTAGGCTTCAGATGGTTGCGGCGCTTGACCGCGTTCACGGCGGTCTCCGTCCTCTCGCCGAAGTCACCGTCGATGGCGATGTGGAACCCGGCGTCGACGAGGCGGCGCTGCAGCTGGCGGACGGGCTTGCCGGTGTCGCGGCGGCGCAGCGTCGGATGGTCGATGATCTCCGCGTACTTCGGGTAGCCGTAGCCGACGAAGTAGGAGGCTTTCGGGTCGCGGATGTGGCGCATGACTTTCCCGCCGGTCCGTCCGCCTGCCTCGTCGGTGTTGCCTTCGAGGGTGACCACGCGGCCGTCGGAGAGGATGGCTTCGACGATCCCGACGTGGCTGATCCGGCCGATGAAGTCGAAGAACATGAGCGCGCCGACCCGCGGGTGCTGCCCGAACCGGTCGCGGCTCTTGTAGTGCTCGGCCAGCGTCGGGGTGTACGCCGACATGGGGACGTCGAGCGCCCCGCCTTTCTCCAGCCAGCGGCAGGCCGCGTCGGCGCACCACGGCTCGCACGGGTGGCCCCAGTGCTTGGAGTATTTCTGGCAGTTCGACCCTTGCGGGTGTTCGTGGTAGCCGAGGTCGGCGCGGGCGGCGTCGAGGACGTCGGCCGGGTGCGGGAGCGTCGACGTATGCGTCATCGGCTGGCCTCGTCGCTGGTGGGGCTATCCGGGTAGGGCTCGGGCGCCTGGTCGACGTCTTGCGGGCCGTCTTCGGGGCGTGGCCGGTTGTCGCTCTGCTCCGGGACCGGCGCGGGTGTCTTGTCGGTCACGGGGCTCCTGTCGGTGTCGGGGACGGCCGGGTGCAGACCTGCTGGCCGGAGTGGAACGGGTCGGGCTGCCAGTCGCACTCGTCTGTGGCGTCGGCTCCGCGTGCACCGGGGCTGCCTTCCGGTCCGGGTGAGCCCTCGCTGCCAGCCGCTCCGGGTGAGCCCTCGCTGCCAGCCGCTCCGGGTGAGCCGCTCGGGCCGGGCGCTGGGGTGAGGGCCACGACGACCGCACCGCCCTTCCCGCCGGTGCCGCCCTTGCCGCCTTTCCCACCGTCCGCGCCGTCGCCCCCTTTGCCGCCGCGCCCGCCTCTCGCGCCGTTGCCGCCGGTCCCACCCGTGGCACCCGGGAGTGCCGTGACCGACACGTTCGGGACGAGGCCGTGCGAGCGGAGTTGCCGGGCGAGTGCCTGGATCGTCGCGGCCTGCCGAGCGTTGCTCCGCTCGAGCGCTGTAGTGGCCCGGTCCGCTCGGCCGTTCGCCGAGTGCTGCACGACGTACAGGCCGACGAGGAGCAGGCACATCGCGGTGATGAGCGCGGTGAGGAACGCGTTGCGCCGGAGCCAGGTCAGCGCAGATGCCGGGCGGTACACGCTCTCGCTCCTGCCAGCGTCGGACGGTGCGCGCCGCACCACGCGGCGACGGTCTGCGCTTCGACGATCTGCTTGATGGCCGTGGCCGTGGCCTGCTGACCTCTTTCGTAGCAGGGGTGGCCGGGGGTCGTGCAGTCGATCAGGACCCGCGAGTTGTCGTTCGTGCCCGACGTGATGTGCCGGATCGACAGCACCCCGGCGGCGAGGGCGACGGTGGACAGGGTCAGCAGCGCGAGCGCGCCGAGCGCGACTACCCGTTCGAGGCGGGACCGGCGGGCCAGCCGTGTCTGCTCCGCCTGCGCCCCGGTGATCGCAGCGGCGACGACGCGCATCGCCCCGGTCGCATGGTCGAGCCGGGCGTTGACCCCGGCGAGCAGCTCCCCGAGGTCAGTGGGTGTGTCGTCCCCCGTCACCGTTTGCCTCCCGTGCTAGCTGATCGGCCGCGGCCTGCAACGCTTCAGCCGCGCGGATGATGTCGGCGGCGACGGTCCGCATAAGCACGACCGGGTAGATCCCGTCGATCGGGAGCGTCCCCAGGTCGAGTGCCGGCACCGGGTCTTTCGTCTTGCGGCGAAGCCTCATCACGACCTCCGTGGGCGGGGCCGCGGGGGTCTGGGCGGCGGTTCTCTGCGTAGCTCGGCACGAACATCGGCGAGGGCCTGGTTGGACACGTCGATCGACAGCCGCGCCGCGTTGAGCGCGGGGAGGACGTCGCGGATGATCGAAGCGTTCGCGATCTGCTCCCGTGCCTCGGCGGCGTCGGCCCTCGCGGTCTCCCGCTTGTACGCTGCCCGGGCGAACGCGATGAGGATGACGGCGAGGAACCCGAGGACCCCGTAGTTCAGCAGCCCAGTGTAAGGGTCGGACGACGTTGCGGCAGCGACGGCGAAGTTCACTGGCCCCCCTGGTTGAACCCCCTCAGATCCGGTGTGCCGTGCAACGTGTCAGGACGCTTTCGCAAGCAGCCAGTCGACGATCCCGTAGTCGATCGCATGCACCGTCTCCGCGTCGCCGTGCGTGTCGGTCGTCGACACCTTCACCGCCGTGCCGTTCGCTCCGAGGGCGGTCGCCATCGCCGTGCACTGCGCGGACGGGACGGTCGTGTCGCCGTCGGAGTAGCCGATCCACGTCGGGCTGGTGATGAGGTTGGCGTTGTCGTACGGATCTGCGTTAGATGGCAGCGCGGTCGGATAGACCACCGAGTAAGCGGTGCCAATTTCTGCACGCATCGTCGTGCCTTGATCCGATCCCCAGCGGTAGGTCCCCGAGTAGAAGCCGGTGAGGTCCGACGCCCCCGCGACGGTCGCATGCCCAGCGACGTGGGACGGCTGCTGCTCCTGATAGCGGTAGCCGTTGCAGCCGCCCATCGACCCGGAGAAGATGACCAACTTAGATGTGTCGAGTATTCCGGCGTTTGCCACGCCAAGCGTGGTGGCGAGAGTTGCCAGCTTCGTCGTGCGAAACGTCTCTATGTCAGCGACGAGCGTCGGCCCACCCCACGCCTTGAGGTCCCAATCGGCCTGCACTACCAGCGCACCCTTGTCGCGAAGGGTCTGGCAAACTCTCCACCAGCCCGGCGTCGCGTTCGGGTCAAGTCCGGTCGCTGCCGTGCCTGGCTCGCCGTGAAACGCGACCACGCAGTAGCGGCGGGTCAGCGCGCGCGGCACCCAGACAAAGTCGTTCTGCGTTGCGATAACTCGCGATAGGCCGTAAGAGGCAGCGCCCGTCACTTCGCCTCGGCCAACAGATACGAACGCCCCCCCGTGTTGAAGATTGTGTAGGTCGCTGACGTTCCACCACCGCGCACCGCCAACTTGAACGTGCGGGTGCTCGATGTTGATGCGGCGAGACGCACACGCGCCCGGCAGGTGACCCACGCACCCGCTATCACGGAGGTTGCTGTAAGGAGTCCTGCTGTGTCTATCGTTGTGGTTCCGCTCGTCGTCTCAACAATGTCCAGAAAGATCTCGGTGAGCCCGCTGCCTGCCGTGGTGAGCCGGGCGTAGACCTGACCTTCCAACCACACTGGTCGGGCTGTCGCCGGGACTGATATTGCGCAACCAGTGATGTCGGTTGAGGCTGCCGACGCGACGGTCTGGGCTGAGCCGCTGTTGTTCTCTGCGTAGGCGATCTCGTAGCCGTTCGCAGCGGTAACACCAGGCGCGAGCTGCACCCACGCGCCAGCCTGAACCTCGAACGCGGTCCCGCCGTTCGTGTCGGTCTCGAAGTAGACGTAGCCGTTCGGCCCCGACGTCGCGGACGGCTTCGACGCTGCGGTGCCGTACCCGCCGCCGCCGAGCCACTCCCACTTGCCGGTAGACCAGCCGGAGAACGTGGCCTCCGACGTCGCGACGATGCAACGCCACCGCGAGAAGTACGGCGCCGGGCCGTTCACCTCGTCGTTCAGGACGTAGGAGGTCGACGCGACCCAGTCACCACGCGGCTTGAGCCGCAACGCGCTCGCCCCGAGCACGTCGTACAGCGTGTCGCCCGTCGTCTTGTCGAGGACCTGCCCCGCGCCCGAACCGACCGCGACACCGACCGTCTGCGTCCCCGAGTTGTACGTCGCCGGCGCGGTCGCAGCGACCACACCCGCCGGGCCCGTCGCACCCGTCGGCCCGGTAGCACCCGTCGCGCCCGTCGCACCCGCAGTGCCCTGCGGTCCCGTCGCACCAGTAGCGCCGGTCGGCCCCTGAGCTCCGGTCGGCCCGGTCGCGCCTTGCAACGCGAGGACCTGCCAGTAGGTGTGCGCCCCGTCCGTCGCCGGGTCCTGGTTCGTGCTCGACTGCACCGCGAAGTACGACGTGCCAGAGCGGAACACCCCGTCATTCGCCGAGTACGCGGTCGCCGACGACCAGGTGCCGCGCCAGTTCAGCCCGGACGCGCCGGTCGGCCCGGCTGGTCCGGTGGCCCCGGTGGCCCCGGTGGCCCCTGCCGGGCCGGTGGCACCGGTAGCGCCAGCGGCGCCGGCGGGGCCGGACGCGCCGGTCGCACCCTGAGCGCCCTGGGTTCCCTGCGGGCCGGTCGGCCCGGTGGGCCCTGCCGGGCCTTGCGGTCCAGCCGGCCCTGCCGGTCCGACGCCTCCGGCCGCGCCGCCCTCGATGTCCTTGACCCGCTGACGGAGGTCCGTCGGTGTGGCTTCGACGTGCGGCCCGCCGTCGATCGAGATGCAGACAACCGGGTGGGTCACATCGTTGATCCAGACCGGCCCGAACAGGCCACCGTCGCCCGTGTAGACGTCGGAGGTCAGCGCGGTCGTGCCAGCGTCGTCGGAGAAGATGTCGGCCAACGGGATCGGGGTGCTCGCCGGCGCCGGGTCGAAGAACTCGACGCGCGCGCCTTCGTCCGGCCCGTCAGCGCCAACAGCAACACCCAGATCCGTCCCGCCGTAGCGAATGAGCGTCACAGGGGACCTCCGGGCAGCAGGACGAAGCCGCAAGGTGCGGCAGGGAGCAGGACGGGCTACGGGGCTAGCGGGCCGAGCACGAGCACCTGATCAGCGGCCCACACCAGGACAGCGACCGACGCACCAGCCGGAGCGACCCCGGCGACCAGCGCATGACCCGACCGCTCCGTGCCATTCGGGAGACGCACCATCACCATCGTCGGTTTCGCCTTCGAGCTCACCGACACGACCGTGGCATCGACGTAGCGCAGCCCCGGATCCGGCGGCGGGTCCGGGGTCAGCGGGAACACCACCCCGTCGCCGCGGGTGCCGTACAGGTCCGCACCCGACACCGGCCCGTAGAACCCAGTGACGACCTGGCCCCTGACCGGCTTCGCCGCCTCGTCGAGCAGATCCGTCGCTGGCTTCGCCGCGAACGGGTCCAGCGTCACCTGCAGCGCGGTCGTCGGCGCCGGGTAGTGCCGGCGGGTCACGCGAGCGCCCCCAGCGGGGTGTGCAACCGGCGGGCTTCCAGGCCGGCGACGATCGACTCGAGGTCCCGCGCGGTCGCACCGAGCGGCGTCACGGCCAGCGAGTCGCCGTCCGCCTCGTACTCGACCTCGCCGAGCTGCAGGTCCAGCTGCGTCACCAGCGACAGGCCGCCGGTATACGGGTCGGGTTCGACACCGGCGAACCGGGAGACGCTCCCGGCGCGGACCATCGCGAGCTCCCCTTGCGCGCCACCGAGGGACCGGACATGCCCCCGGTGCACGGTCGCGCCGCCGGTGAACACCGGGGCGGGCGCGGTCGCGGGGATGACGTTCGCGATGAGCGACGCGGCGGTCCCTGCGGTGATCGGGCCGTGGCCGGTGAGGTCCATCATCTTCTCGACGACCACACCGGACGCGGCCCACACGCCGTTGGTCGCGGTGACCGTCTTCACCTTGGCCGGGTTCGTCGCGTTATCGAGGTAGCGGACGACGACCTGCGTCCAGAAGTCACCGAGGGACCGCCCGCCGGGGGTGTCGACGGCGTCGATCAGCCAGCGGGGTGTCGTGGAAGGGACCTTCCAGACGAGGTTGGCGTCGGCGAAGACCCCCCACTGCTGCCCGGTCGACGCGGCAACGAGGTTGAAGTAGTCGCCGATCGTCCCCGGGTTGTCCGGTGGGGTGGCTGAGGGGTCGGGGAGGTTCCCGGTGCGCCGCCAGCGCAGCGCCCCGCGGCTGATGGCCTGGTCGACCGCGTCGTTCGTCGGCAGCACCGCGGGCGGGGGGCTGGTGGAGAACACGCACGCCGCGGCGTTCGCGCATGACGGGCCGAGACCGACCGCACTGACCGTCCACGGGCTGCCACGCTGCGGGTCGTCGAGAATCCCGTGCCAGACCGCGGTCGCGCCCGCGTAGATGACGAGCCGCCGTCCGATCGACAGTGCCTGGGTGTTGAACCACGGCGACAGGTCCAGGTTGAACGAGCAGGCCGAGTCCCCACCCGGCCAGACGGACGAGTAGCGCAGCCCCGACAGCCCCCCGCCCTTCGTGCCGAACCTGGCACCGGAGAGCAGGAACCGGCCGTCGGAGTCGAGGTCCGGGTCGTAGGTGACGGCGGTGAAGATCGGCGGCACGGTCAGCTGTCCCGTTCGGCGAGCCACCGCGGGTAGAGCTGCGCGGCGAGGTCCCACGTCCCGCCCGACGCGGAGACCGCGATGACGTTGTCGCCGGGGGCGGCGTGGATCGTGCCGGCGCCGATCGTGTTGGCCTGGTTGCTCACGGCCGAGGAGCGGCTCAGGACCTGCCCCACCGAGGTGTGGACCAGCCCGATGCTGCCCTGCGCGGTGGCCGGGTCGATGAACAGGCACCGGTCGACGTTGGTCGAGTAGATGGTCGTCGCGTCTTCCATCGCGACCGGCATCACCTTGTTGACGGTGACGGTCATGCCGGTCCCGCCTGTCACGGCGACGGAAACGGTGAACGAGAGGCTGTCGTTCTCCTCCGGGCCAGGGGTGTCGGGGAGGTTCAGCACACCGAGGGAGAAGAACGAGCGGGCCGTGATGAGCGTGTTCGCCTGCGCGGCGGTCAGCGTCATCGCCGTCGACTGGTTACCGCAGGTCGCCGTGATCACGACAGTCGTCGTCGCCGCGCCGCTGGGTGAGAGGTCCACCCAGATCTCGTGCGGCCCGGAGAAGGCCGACGCCTTCCCGGTGAACGAGGCGCCGGTCCCGCTCATCGGGTCGTAGCCGGGCGGTGCACCGGGACGGTGATGCACGAGGACCCGGCCGAGCGTCCCCGCCGTCTTCTTCGTGATGTCGAGCTTCATCGGGGTGCGGTAGCCGCCCGGCACGGCCGGCACGATCACCGACTGCGCGGCGCTCGAGGTCGTCGCGAACGCGGGCATCCCGGTCAGGTTGTCCGCGAACAGCACCACGGTGAAAGCCGTATTCGAGCCGACGTTCTCCGGGCCGATCTTCCACTGCACTTTCCAGTAGGTAACGTGCACCAGGTCGATCGTCGGGCTCGACAGGTCCGCGCTGAACGTCCGGTACGTCGCCTGCGGGTGCCCGTGCGAACCGCTACCAGGGGACAGAGACAGCGACCTGGTCATCGTCGCGCCGACACTGTCGGTCAGGACGAGCTCGAGGCCGCCCACGTCGACGGTGCTCGGTGCGAACGGCGACCATGCGGCCTTCACGTCGACCCGGACCTGGCCCATCAGCGACAGGTTCAGCGCCGTGATCGTCTTGTCGTCGTAGACGGTTGAAGCGGTGAAGTTTGCCGGCAAGGTGAAGGTGTTCGTCACCGCGTTCGTGCCCTGCGTCGCCTGCGTCGAGGTCGCGAGCGTCCCGGCCGGCGTGGTCTGCTTCCCGATGCCGGTGGTCGCGTCGAGCGCGTCGATCAGCACCGGCGACGCAGCGGCCGACAGCGTGACCGGCACTGGGGAGCGGGTGAACGGGAACGCCGGGATCGTCAGTGTGCAGACCGACACGAGCTGCTTCGCGAGCAGCACCGAGTAGGCCCGGCTGATCGACCCGACCATGCAGTCGAAGTTGACGGTGAGCCCGCCGTCCGGGGTCCACGGCATCACGTGGGCGTCGCGCGACACAGCCGCGGCGAGCAGCCGGTACCACTTCCCGCGGGCCAGGGCGTCGCCCGGGATGATCAGCGGGATGCCGAGCGCCCGGTTACCAGCGTGCGGCGAGGACACCAGGTCGCCGTCGAGGAGCAGATTCGGCACCGACTCGGTGACGATGTCCGGGGCACCCAGATCAGCTGCGGGATCCGCGTTGATCGCGCCGATGTACGGGCCGGAGAACGCCGGCGACTGCGCGAACGGGTAGAGCTCGCCGACGCCGTCGAGGATGAGCGACTCGGCCATCAGCCTGGCACCCGGCCGCGGCCCTTGTGGTGCCCGGAGTTACCGGTGCCCTTCACCGCGTGGCCGACATGCGCGCCGGTCTTCGCAGGATGCGAAGCGATGTCTTTCCGCAGCCCCTTCAGCTCGTGCCGCAGTTCGTGGAGGTCCGCCCGCAGATCCTTGATCTGCGTCTTGTCCAGGCGGATCTCCCCGCGGAACTCACGCCCGACCTGCGCCGTCGCGTACTGCCGGGCGTAGCCGTGCGGGCCATAGACCGCCCGGTAGTCACGGTCGATCGACCGGACCCCCGCGCGGCCGTCCGCCTCGATGTCGATCAGGAGCGGGATGCCCTGGCCCGGGCCGAGCTGCGCGATCATGTCGAGCAGGCCGGCGACGAGGCCCATCCGCCGGCCCTTGTTCAGCAGCCGGATGAACCGGCGGAGCTTCTCCGCGAAGCCGTGCAGGTACCCGGCGGTCTGACCGCGTCTCGCCGGGTCGGTGTACCCGGAGCCCCAGACGGTCTCCCCGGTGATCGGATCGACGATCGGCGCATAGTGCTTCGGGCCGGTGACGGTGAGCCCGCCCAGGTCCGCGCCGCCGGTGAGCCCGGAGAACAGCGACTGTCCTAGCGACGCGGCGGCCTGCTTGACGTTCGACAGCTTCGACAGTGCCGCGGTGAGCTGTCCGCCCAGGGCCGCGATCGACGCCTCGATCTGCCGCTTGCGTGATTTCAGCCCGACCGCGATGCCGTCCGGGACGCTCGCGCCGGCGCGGACGCCGACCTTCGACGGCGACTCGATCTCCAGCGACCGGCGCAGCGTCAGATCCATGGTCCGGCCGACGTTCCCGACCGTGACCGCGAGCCGGGGAACCCGCTCGTTCACGCCGTCGGTGATCCCGTCGACGAGCGCGTGCCCGGTCGACCGGCCCGCCCTCCTGGTACCGCCAGGGTTGAGCGACCCGCCGGGGGCGAACACCGAACCGGGCGGTGCCGTGCCATGACCCGCACCGCCGCCACCGGTGGTCTTGACCTGGACCAGGATGATCCAGTGGCCGTACTGGATGGTGTCGGACAGCAGCTGCGCCTTGCCCCGCAACTTGTCGAGCGCGTCGCCGATGGGGCGCCTCTGGTTGAGCACGGCCCGGCCAAGGTTGTAAATGCCGGTGCCGGTGTCGCCGAGCGCGCGGAGCGTGTCGTGCTTGAACCCGTCGAAGTCCCGCGCGGCTCCCCGTAGCTTCCCGCCGATGCCAGGGATCCAGCCGAACCCGATGGCGGCCGCGGTGAGGATCGCGCCGGTCACGCCGAGGAAGACCGTCAGCATGCTGCGCATCCCCGTGAGCAGCGCGCCGATCCCTTCCAGGGTGTAGCCGATCTGCGTCAGCCACACCTGGGCGAAGGTCTTGATCACCGGCTCGAGGTCGACGAACAGGTTGAGGATGTCGACCTTCGCCGTGTCGCTGTTGTGCCAGAGCGCGAACAGCCCGCCCGACACTGCGGCGATCGCGAGGACGATCCCACCGACCTCGGGGTTCGCGACGAGCAGCTGGACCAGCCCGCCCAGGGCACCGCTCGCACCGGGGATCTTGTTCGCCAGGCCGCCCGCCATCCTCGACAGCGCCCAGCCTTCGACGACGAACGCGGCGAGCTGCGGATGCTCGGTGACGAGCTTCGCGATCGTGTCGACGAACGCGAGCAGCGGCGGGCCGAGCGGCGCCAGCGCCCGCAACACTGCGACGAACGCCCCGCCCAGGTCCATGAGCACATGCCCGACGAGCGGGCCGTTCTCCCGGACGTAGTCGACGAAATGCTGGAACGACGACGACTCACCGAGATGCTCACCCCACCGGGCGAACGCCGCCGACAGCCGGACCACCCCGCGCTCGACGTCGTGGGCCATCGGCGCGAACGCCATCAGGATCCCGGCGAAGCCGTGCGCCAAGTCCCCCAGCACATGCCCGAACGTGGTGATCGCCGGTCCGGCTTCCTTGCCCAGGAAGTCGAAGAACCCCTTCCAGAACGGTGAGCCGAGCGCGGTCTTCACGTCCTGCCCGAGGCCCTTGATCGCCGCGGCCGCCGGCGTCACCAGGCCCGGGAGGAACCCGAGCCCCTCCTTCGCCGCGCCGAGCCACGGGACCAGCGCACCGAGCACGACCGGCGCCAGCGCCTTCTGGATCTCGTGGAACTTCTCCTCGACCGAGTCGAGAGCCTTCGACGCCTTCTGCTCGGCCGGCGTCAGGGAGTCCCACGCCGCCTTCTCCTTGGCCAGCGCCACGGCCCGGCCCTTGTCGGTAACCGCCGCCGTGTACTCCTTCTGCGCGGCGGTGATCTGCTTCTGCGCCTCACCGATGTGCTTGAAGGAGGGGACCGCGATCAGCGCGAACGCGCCGACACCGGTGCCCGCGGCAGTCAGGCCCAGCGCGAAAGCCCCCGTCCCCGCCGTGAGAGTGGCGAGGACGGGGATCAGGGCGGGACCGAGGGCGACACCGGCGGCGAGTAGACCGCCGAACCCGCCGCGGCCGGCGGCGCTCGACGCGGCGGTCCGAGTAGCGGCGAGCTCCGCGTCGGCTTTCGCCGTGTCGACCTCGACGGGGATGTTGATGTCGTCGCCGTCCTGGCGGGCCCGAAAAGCCATGAGCTTCGCGTCGGCGTGCGACGTGTCGGCGTCGACTTTCGCGGTGACCTGACGGCGCTCGAACTCGTCGGCCTGTGCGCGGGCGACGCGGAGGCCTTCGGTGAACGGATCGCGGTCGACGTCGAGACTGGCTTCGATGCGGCCGGCGTCAAACGTGTCGGCCACGACTCACCCGTCTCTCACAACTCGCAGCGGACCGGCCATCGACGGGCGCCCGACGCCGGCGTTGACAGCCACAGGCGCGTTGGCTTCCTCGACGGGGATGTCGCCCGGGCCGGCTTCTTCGCTCCCGGGGCCTTCGGTGAGGCCGAGCTCCTCGGCGGCCATCTCGAGGTAGGCGCGGCGCTGGTACCAGGGCAGCCGGTCGCCCTCTTCCCAGCCGATCCCGACGCGGCGGAGCAGCCAGCGTTCGACTCGGCCTAGACGACCGCCCGTAAGCCCCTCGTACCGGCGTTCGGCAGCTGAGGGTCCAGCAGCTTGCCCACCAGCCATCCGGAGAACGCCCGCTGGATCCGGCCGGGCAGCGCCGTGATCTCCTCCCGCGGCGGGGTGCCGTGGCAGACCGCGACGATCGCGGCAAGGCCCTTCTCGTTGAGCTCCTCGGTCATGGCGATCGCGTCGCGGATCCGTTCGACCCGGCTCGGCTTCGGCTTCTCCTCACCGTTCTCGCCGCTCTCTTCGCCCTCTTCGTCGTCGAGGACCTCACTGGCCATCTCCGCGAGCGCCTTGCCGAACTCCTTGAGGTCGACGTCGGACGGCTCGGGGATGATCCCCTTGCTACCGCCGTGGGCGGTGAAGTCGTAGGCCAGCCCCGGTACCGCGGTGGCGGAGTCGAAGGTGTCGAAGTCGCTCACGGCAGGGCCGCCGCGGTCATCGACACGATCCGCACACCGGCCGGCGGGCAGATCGCGCGGAACGTCGTCGCCCACTGCCGGGGCGCCGCCGCACGCCGGTACGGCGTGGTGACCTGGGAGGTGGACACGGCGAGCGCGAAGTAGAACCGGCGCCAGAAGCCGAAGGTGTTGATGCCCTCGAACCCGACCGCGTACTGGTTGAGCGTCACGTTCGGGTTCCACTCGGACGTGCCGGGGATCCCCGACGCGGCGGCGACCGTGGTCAGCGCGCCGTGCCCGAGCGAGAGCAGGACCTGGGCCATCAGGTCCTCCTGCAGCGTCGCCGCGATCTGGTAGTCGACCGAGTTGACGGTCACCAGCGCGGGGTTCGGCTGCTCCTCGATGTTGATGTCGTTCGTCGACGGGTTCGCGGTGAACGAGACGCCTTCGGCGGTCGCACCGGCGTACACCCACGGTGACGGCCAGATCGTGTTGTAGGCCAGGGTGTTCGCGACGAGGGCGGTGTTCCCGACCGCCGTGTACATGTAGGCGGGGCCGACGAGCACGTTGGCCGGGTTCGGCGCGGGCGCTGCCATGTCATGCCCCCTTCACGGTGAGGCGGATGTCCTCGCCGGTCGCGTCGTTGTGGGCCTTGACGGCGGTGCGGATCTTCTCGATCTCGTCCGCGGCCGCCGGTCGTGGTTCCTGCGTGACCGGCTCGACGTCGTCGACCGACGGGTCGAACGAGGACAGGTAATGCGGTGAGGCGATCGCGATGGTCGGGCCCTCCGGGTCGGCCTTGGCGTCGGCCTTGGCCGGCTGCGCGGTGGCGTCGGCGTCCGGTGGGTCAGCGACGGGGTCGGTCACCGGATCGTTGGAACGTGCCACGGCGGTCTCCTTCGGGTGTTGGACATGGCGAAGGACCCGCCGCAGCGGGTCGTGGTGGTCGGAGAGGTCGCGGGCTAGAAGCGGGCGACGGTGAACAGGTAGTTGCCGGTGAAGTGCACGCGTCGTGCGCTGTCGGCGGTCAGGAACGCGGGCGGGCCGCCGGTGATCGTCCGGACGTAGTGACCGCCGATCCGCACCGGGATCGGCGTGTCGAGCAGCAACGCGTCGACCGTGGTCGCGAGGTTCTCCACGTCGACGTAGGCGTCCTTGCTCGCGTCGGGGTTCGGCGCGGCCGGGGTGTACACCGGACTGCCGCCCGGGCCCTGCTTGCCGCGACACCGGGCCTGGAACGCGATGACCTCGAACGCGTTCTCCTCGATCGCGCCGGGCCCGCCGTAGCGGGTGAGGACCACGACCTGGTCCGGCTGGGGCGGGAGCTTCGGGCCGAGCGTCACCGTCGCCTGCAGGCCGGCCCCGCCGTCAGCCGCCGGGGTGACGAGCCAGCGCGCGACGTCGTCCGCGGACAGGCTCACGGGCCGCGCCGGTGCTTCACGCGCAGCTCCTCATCGGAGAGCCGCGGGACCTCGGGTGGGCGGTCGTAGACGACCGTCCCGTCGTCGACGACCTTGCCGTGGCCGGACGCGCGGAGGTCACCGAACTCCACCGGTGCCTTCTCGGCGACGGCGGAGACCAGATCGTCGGCGGCGTGCGTCATGGCGCGGACCGGCCCTCCCGGGCTCAGTGTCTCGCGGGCGAGCCGTTGAAGGTAGCCCGTGCGGCGCTCGAACAGCGGCTGCTCGAGGTACTTGGCCTGCCCGCCCCGCGGATGGTCGAAGTCGAGGCCCTCATGCTGGTAGTGCGCGTAGACCTGGTCGACCTCGCAGGACGCGACGAGACGCCCCGTGCCGACGTCCTCAGCGAGCCGGCGGATCCGCTCGTCGAACGTGCCCACCGCTCACCACCATTGCCTGTTTGTGGCCAGGGCGCCCGATGTGGGGCCGAGGGCGAACGTGTCCGTGTCGAACATGGTGCCCTCGTACACGTTGGCCGTGGCGATCGCACCACCGGCCGGGTCCGACGGGCCGAGCGCGACGTCACCGGACGCGAGCCCGTCGAGGATCTTCTGCGCCCGCTGGTAGCGGAGCAGCACCGGATCCCCGGGCGGGACCGGGTCGCCGCGGCGGAACGTGAGCGTCGCCAGGTACCCGGCGATGTCCCTCGTCACGGTCTTGATGAGCGAAGGGACCGTGGTAAACGGGACGGTGTGCCTACCGGCGAGCCGCCCGTCGACCTCATCCGCCGCCTCACCGATCGCGACCTCGATCGCGTCGTCGTCACCGGACGCGGCTGTCGACCCGTCCGGGTCCACACCGTTCTCGATGAGGACGTCGCGGACCTCGGACGGGGTGACGTAGCGGACTGCCGGGCCGGCGGGGAACGGCATCGGTCAGCCGGTCAGGTCGCCTTGGCCGCGGACTTGGCCGCGGCGGTGTGGTCGTCGACCTTCGCCTTCTGCGCGTCCGCAGCGGCCTGCGCCGCGTCGGCCGACGCCTGGAGCCGGTCCGCCTCCGCCTGCGCGAGCGCACCGGGCTTCCCCACTGCCGGCGGGGTCGACGTGCTGAGCCGCTCCGCCTGTTCGGCGTTCAGCCCGACGACGTCGCCCTTGCCGTAGGTCTTGCGGTTGCCCTTGTCGTCGTAGTCGTCGAGGGCGTCGACGAGGACCTCGTACTTGCCGGCCTTCGCGCTTTCGGTTGCCATGGTCGCCTCTCGCTCAGATGCCGGTGATGATGGTCGCGGCCTTCGGCTGGTCGATGAAGATCGCCGTGGTCCGCAGGAGGTCGGAGCGCCAGGTCTCCGCCTCCGGCTTCCACTTGTACAGCGGTGTCGCCTGCAGCGGCCGCTCGTCCGCGTACCCGCCGACCCTGCCCTTCTGCACGAGCACTGCCGTACCGGCAGGGACCGCGTAGGTCTGCATGACGTCGAGCCCGACGAACGGGAAGTTGATCCGGCCGGTCAGCAGCGGGTTCTGGTCCGCGACGTTGCCGGTGTAGACCTGGGTCATCTCGGCCGAGGTCATGATGTCGTTCGCGTTCGTCGGGTTCAGCACGAGCGTGTCCGGCATGAAGCCGGCCTTCTGGTCGAGGATCAGCTTCCGCGCGGCAAGCACGTCCTTGCGCAGGTGCGTGGTCGACGCCCAGACCGTGGTCGCAGCGAACGTATTGGCCGACGCGGCGAGCAGCGCGGTCCAGAACGTCGCGTCGAAGTCCGACACGATGGTGTTCCGGGCCTGGCTGATCTGCGTGTTGACCAGGTCGACGGCGTTGCGGTCCTGCATCTCCTGGCTGATGGTCACACCGAGGGCCCGCTTGCGCGCGCGGACCGACTTCGGTGTGCCGAGCTGCCCGACGGCGACCGGGATCTCGCCGAACTCCTCGACGTACTCCGAAGAGCTGCCGGCGAACAGCGGGGTCGACTCGTAGTAGACGACGGTGCCGCCTTCGGGCTTCCCGGCCGGGCGGAGGATCTTCTCCGCGACGAACAGCTGGTCGAGCCCGGAGAGCATGAGGGCTGGGATGAAGAGCGGGTCTCGGAGCATCTGCGGGACGGTAAGCGCGGGGCTGTCCGTCGTCGCGACGATGTTTTGCGCCATGTGTCGGCTGTCCTTTCATGCGAAAGGCCCCGACACATGCGGGGCCTAGCGGGGTTGCCCGGACTCTCGCCGGGCCGAAGTCGGCGGGGTCAGGCGAGAGTGATCCGGACGCGTCCCTTGTTGCCGGACGTGACTCCGGCGGATTCGGCGCAGTAGCCGATGATCGCGGCGGCCGAGTCGGTGCCGGACACCCAGGGGGTGACCTGACCGGCCGCGGCGGCCTTGAGCCTGTCGCCGTAGTTGGCGTTCGCCGCGTAGGTGACGCCGGCGACGGTGCCCTGTACGGCGACGGTTGCGGATGGGGGGAGCGGGTAGACGAGCGCGGCCGCCTGGGCTGCGTTCGTCGCGTCGATCAGCGCGATGCCGATCACCTTGAGGCTGGTCGCGCCGGCGACGCCGCAAGGGCGCTGGGTGGCGGCGCCGGAGACGGCGCGCGCCTCGACGACCTGCCCCCCGGCAACCGCCTCGACGACGTCGCAGGTGATGGGGCTGTCGTCGAAGACCTGGATGGTTCCGGCCATGGGTCCTGTGTCCTTTCGGTCGTCGGGCGGTCAGAGCTTGTAGTGCTCGGCGTAGGCCTCGACGGCCTTGGCCCGGGTCTCGGTGTCGTCGTCGCCTTCGATGCTGCCGATGACGGAGAGGTCGACGGTGCCCTTGCACGCGTCGACGACTTTCCGGAGCGCGTCGATCGGGTCGGGCCCGGTCGAGTTCGACAGGTCGATGACGCCGGCGGGCAACGACAGGACGGGCTCGGCGAGGTCGAGGACGACCTTCGGGACGCCGGCCTGGAGGAGCCGCTGCTTCTCCTCGCGCCAGTGCGACGCGGCGAGGTCGGTACGGACCTCGTCGAGGGCCTTGCGGTCCTCTTCACGGGCGGCGTTCGCGAGGTCGATCGCGGCCTGCGCCTCGGTTGAGAGGGCGGCGCCCGCACCGGCGAGCTCGGTCGCCGCCGGCTCCTCCTCGAGCAGCTTCGCGACCGCCGCGGCGAGCTGCTCGTCGGTGAGCGGCTCCGCTGCGTTGAGCTTCGGCTCTGTGACCGTGGTCGTCGCCGCGGTGGTGGTGCTCGTCGCGGCTGCCGGGTCGGTCACGGTCGCCGTGAGTTCGGCCAGGGACGCGAGCAGGGCAGCCCGCTCGTCGTCACCCAGGCCGGCGATCTGCTCCCGCAGGGCTTCGGCGGTGTCGGGCATCAGGGGCTCCTTCTGCGTGGTGAACGTCGCCCCGGTCAGGTCGACCGTGGGCGTGGTGTCGTTGGACAGGTCGACCGCCTGCCACGGGCGCATGCCGGTGACCTTCGGGTCGAGGGTTCCGAGGACGTGGTTGATCGCAGCGGGGAACTTGCGGCCGTCGGCCTTCTCCAGGCCTTCGACGATCCGGACGGACACGCCGAGGTCGGGGTGTTCGTCCACGAGGGCGGCCGCGTCGTCGGAGAGCTCGAGGATCCCGTCGAGTCCTTCCGGAGTGACCTGCAGGCCGCGGAGGGTGCCGCGCATCCGTTCCGGGTCGAGGGTGTGCCGGTTGTCGTCGCCGGCGAGGAGGAACTTCACCGAGTCATAGGCCCGGTCGCGGAACGACGCGGCGAGCGAGGCGAGGTAGTCGGTGGTGAAGTCGAGCCGGCGGCCTTCGTAGGTGAGGGATCCGAGGGGGAGCAGCTGCTTGCGGAACAGCCGGGGGCCGACGCGGGTGGCGAGGTCGTGGGTGAGCGGGGTGAGCAGCGCTCCGGTCACCGTTGCCTCCCGAGGATCGCCTTGACGCGGGCCCGGCCGACCGCGGCGGGGACGAGCCGGTCACCGACCAGCGCGTACCCGCCGGGGATGCTGTGTGTGCGGAGCCACTGGGCGCGCTGCGCTGGTGCGAGGTTGTTGACGGCGGTAGCGAGCGCCTTGGCCGCTTTCGACGGGCCGGTCTTCACCGTGTGCGCTGTCGTACCGCCGCCGCTCGTGGGCGTGCGGGTGCCGCCGAACTTGCCGTGGAGCACGTCGCTTGCTGCCTTGAGCGCGGCGGCGACCCGGGCCTTCTCCGCCGCGTCCTGCCGGTCGAGGGCCGCGTTCGCCGCGGCGGCCTTGGCCTTCCCACCACCGCCGCCCTTGGCCTTCCGGGACCGGTGGATCTGCGCCATTGTCGCCCGGTCGAACCGGCCGGTGACCGGGAGCCCGTGCCGGCGTTGGAAGTCGCGGATCTGCTTGGCAACACCACCGGGCGGACCGCCCTTCCCACTGCCGGTCTTCGCCTTGAACTTCCCGCCCTGCGGGGTGCCCTTCGGCGCGCGCGGGTGCAGCTGCTCGGTGAACGACAGGTCGACCGTCGTGCAACCGCAATCGGCACCGGCAGTCAGGTCCTTGTTCGGCTTGGCCAGCGCCGCGGCTTTCATCGCCTCCCACCGAGCGACCGCCGCACATGCCTGCGCGCGGGCGTCGGCGCCGACTTCGACCCGGCCGCCGAACGCCCGGCCGGTCGCGCACATCTTCTTCGCCCAGTTGACTGCGGTCGCGATCGCGCGCGACTCGTCGTAGCCCTGCGCCATCAGGTGCCGGGTGACCCCGCGGAGGATCGGCGGGAGACCGCCGGCGTCGGAGACCCAGTTCTTGCCGTGACCGAGCGGGCCGCGGGACATGCGGACGTCTGTCACGCCGCCTCCGTCGCCCCTCGGTGGGTCAGCTTCGCGATCGCCGCGTTCACCAGTCCGGCACCGAGATAGGGCCGCGTCGGGATGCAACGGCAGTGCGGGTGCGTCGCGCCCGGTAGGCCGATCGACGGCGGCTGCGCGATCAGGAAGTTGTGCTTGTGCGCCGCCCTGCACTCCGGTGAGGTCTTCGAGTCGATCGTCGCCTTCCACCCGAGCATCGCGCCGAACCGCGCGGCGAGACGGTCAGCGAGCCCGGCCGAGCGAGCCCGGTTGTCCTGCGCGGCTTTGTGCGCCCGGAAGAGGTCCATCTCGACGACGACCGCACGCTGTACGTCGGCGCCCGCGTCGAGCCGCCGGTCGATCCGCAGGGTCGCATTCGCGAGGTAGGCGGCGCGGTAGGTCTGCTCGGCCTGGCTGATCCGGACCGACGCCCGGCCGGTGAGGACCTGCGCGGGCATGTCGCGGACCGCGACGTTCAAGGCGGCCAGCGCGGAGGACGGGCGGACGTGCAGAACGTTCGCGAGGGTCCCGGCCGCCGCCGCGAGCGACAGCCCACCGAGGACCGCCGTGAGCACGGCCAGCGCTGCGGTGACCTGCTGCGCCGTCGCGGTCTGCTGCGCCGGCTGCTGCTGGACGGGCTGGGTCAACCGATGTGCCCGTTCCCGTTAGGCAGGACCAGGTTCGCCGCCGACGCCTTCCCCGCATGACATAGCGCGTTACCGATCTGCACAGCCGCCGCCCCGTCGAGGAAGTACACCGCCGACCCGACCGGCGTCGACACGGTCAACATGACCAGCTGCTGCCCATCACCCGCCATCGCCTGCGCGACGTTGACCATCGTCGGGACCGGCCCCACCGGCATCTGCGGCTGCTCGACCGGCTGTCCCATCGGGGCTCCCATCGTCATGCGGACAGCGCCTGCAACGTCGGCCCACCACCCACGGCCGCGTCCGTCGCGACCTGCAGCGCCACGTCCGCCGCACCCGAGATCGGCGCCGAACCCGCAGCACCAGGACCCGCCGCGGCCGCGGCCTCGGACCGCGCACGGATCGCCGCCGTCACCTTGTCGACGTTCAGGTCGAACATCCCCGCCACCCGGATCGTCAGCTCGTCGACGAACTCCGCCGGCGGCGCGGTGTCCGGTGAAGCGAGCGCCTCCAACGTCGTCAGCATCTGCTCGACCGTCGGCCCAGAGATCGGACCGAGCTGCACGTCCGGGACCACCGCGTCAGGGCCGCGGTTCAACCGGACCAGCGGCCCGACGACCTGGCTGCGGATCGTCCCCGCGATCTCCCGGGCGTTCGCGTCCTGCGCCTGCGTGAACAGATCACGCGAGTCCTTGCTCAGCGCATAGGACCCGGTCCCCGACGCCGCCGCTGACGTCAGGTCGAGGAACCCGGCCAGGATCGACTGAGCCATCTCCGAGTCGAGGAACGCGATCGCCGCCTTGAACTGGTCAGCGCCCTTCCCCGAGATGTCGAGGGTGTCGACCGTCGTACCGTTCGGGACCGCCGCGACACCGGAGTTCTTCAGCTTCACCAGTGACGCGACGACCTTCTCCTCGTCACCGGAGTTGGTGTGCGCGATCGTCCGGGGCAGCGCCGCACCCTCGAGGAAGATGAACCACAGCGCCCGAACCTTCTGCTTGTCGAGGAAGCACCGGTACGGCACCTGCATCTCCGACACCCCACGGACCGGGTCGCGGTGCGCGCCGTGGAGGAAGATCACCGCCTTGTTCACCGGGATCTTCACCGGCAACGTCTCACCTGGCACGTTTTGGCGGAACCCGAGGATCCGCCCGGTCTTCGGGTCGCGTAGCAGAGTGCACGCGTCCGGCGGCCGCCAGGCGAGCGAGTCGTACTCGACGAGACCCCGGTCGACGGTGAACACCGTCTCCAGGAACGTCGCCCGGTAGACCAGCGACTCTGCGCCGTGCCCGACGATCAGCGGCAGTGGTGTGCGCATCCGGTCGAGCGACTCAGACGCGAGCTCGTACTCGCCGGTGTCACCGTGACCGGGTTTGATCGTCAGCGGCGCGGCACGCAACGGCAGGGTGAGGACCTGCTCGACGGAGCGGCCGCGGCCGTCACGACGGAGGAAGTCGTCGATGTCGCGGGCGGCCATCTCCGCGGTCAGGTCGTACCAGGCGCCGGTGATCGGGTCGACGCCCTGCCACGACCGGTACGGTGACAGCTCCGACCCGAGAGTCTTCGTCGCGTTCGCTGGGAGGGTGTCCGGGACGGTCATCGCCGGGCCTCCGTCAGCTCGGCGAGCGCAGTCGGCGCGAGCATGTCGCCGTCGTTCATCGCGAGGACCAGGTCGAGAAGGTCGTCGTGGTCGATCGCTGGGCCGTGCCGCGGTTCGAGCGCCTCAGCGGGAACCTCCCACATCGTCGCCTTCACACCGCCCGACATGAGCAGCGAGATCGCGTGCTCGTCGGCGGGCTTACGGACGACGTCGTGGCAGTTCGGGCAGGTGAACTCGTAGTACGACAGCGGCGCGTGGTCGCAGACCATCAGCGTGATGTCCGGGGCGGTCAGATGGCACTCGCCGCAGTCGGGGCACGAGCCGACGATGTCCGTCACCGCGCCTCCGCTCACCAGGCGACCGCGTCCGCGGTCAGCTCACCGTTCGGCATCCCCTCATACTTCGCGACCGTCAGCCCACCGGCCGTTGGGGTGCCGGCGACCCAGAACGCCTGCACGACCGCGTCACCGTCGTCCGTGGACCGGCCCAGACGCTTCGCGATCTCATCCTTCGACTCGACTTGGATCCGTCCACCCGACACGACCCGCCATTTCGCCGCGGTCAGGTCACCGACGAGCTGGTCCTCGGTGGTCGGCGGCAACGCGACACCTTCGCCGTAGGCCGGGTCGAGCAGCTCGCGCAGGTTCCACCAGGCGGCCGACCGGCAGTTCGTGAACCCCAGCTCACCGGACCGGTCGCGGCGCGGGGTCCGTTCCGACGCGTTGAACGCCACGACCGAGCAGCCCTGCTCACGGAGCCGGTCGACGACACCGCCGCCCATCCCGATCACGTCGACCACGGCCTGCGCGTGCGGGACACCGTCGAGGGTGCCCTTCACCCGGCCGGCCGTCGCCATCGTGTCCTGCTTCGACCAGCCCCGGAGCTCCTGCACGACCGTGCCCTGCCGGATCGCCAGCACCGTCCGGTCCGCGCCGAACCGGGCCACGTCGACACCGACGATCCGCCGGCCCGGACGTTCCGGCCGGCCGGCCGCGTCCCAATCGTGCCACCGTTCGATCGCAGCTTCGACCCAGGCGAGCGGGATGATCCCGTCCTCGTCGTCGGCGTGGAACTCACCGAGCACCCGGTTCGCGAACAGCGCCGAGGTCTCACCCCACTGGCGTTTCCGCTTCTCGACCCAGTCGACGGAGACCCGGCCGGCGGCGATCGCCTCGTCGACGGTCACATGCCGGGTCCACCAGTCCTCGAACCCGGGCTTGCGCGCGTGGATCGCGTAGAACCGGCCGATCGGGGCGCCCGGCGTGGAGAACGCCGCAGCGAACGCCTCGGGCAGCCCGTCCGACCGGGCACCGGAGAACGCGCCCTCGGCCGCGTCGAACACGGCCTCGTCGATCGACTTCGACTCGTCGAACAGGTACAGCAGCGAGTCGGCGTGCGCGCCTTCGATGTTCTCGTGGTCGTCGCTCGCGACAGCGGTCGCCGCGCCCAGCCGCAGCTTCAGCGACAGCTTCAGCAGCTCCCGGTCCTCACGGATCTCGACGGTTACCAGGTCACGGCGGACCCGTCGCGCCCACTTGTGGACCTCCGGCCATAGGTACACCTCGAGGTGCCGCCACACCCCGGCGGTGGTGATGACCTTCCAGTCGATCCCGGCGGCTTCACGGGTGACGACGAACCACAGCACGAGCAGCGCGAGGACCGCGGTCTTCCCCAGCCCGTGCGGACCGCGGACCGCGACCCGGCGCTTGCGGGGGACGGCGGCGAGGACCTCGGTCTGGTAGCCGGTCAGCGACTGCCCGTCGGGGAACGC